TCAAGCAACCATGTCCTCATCGTTGCTTGACGTTCCTGTGTTGGGAGCGTGGATAGTTCCACCATTTTTTTGAGGATTGGGTCTTGACGGATTTGTCCGAGATTGTCTACGTAGCCTGTGGTGTGTGCCGCCGCATCGCTTCCGCGGCTGATGATTGAAAAATTTTCTCCGCGTGTCAATCGTTCGTTTGCGGCAAGTGGGTCTTGTAGATGTTGATAGATTGTTCTGCCAGCATTTTCTTGATAGTCCCGCAAGACTTTGCTTAAAGTGCCGCTGATGTCGTCGAATGCGTCTTCAAATGTTTTTGCTGTGCCGTCACCGCCTGTCAATGGTCCGACGTAGCGGCTGCCCATAACTGTTTGGATAAATTGAAATGGGTGCGTAAAAAAGTTTTGGTAGCCTTTTGCCGCCATTCGGATGTGGGAGTCAATCATGTTTCGGACGATGTATCCGCCTGTGGCGAGAATCATGGGTTTCCATACTTCTTGTTGGAGTTCTTCGGCTGCGGCTAACACGAATCTTTGGTCGCCTGTTTTGTTACGTAACGCCCTTTTAAGGAATGGGTTGCCTGTTAGCGCTCGAAGTTTGCGGTAGTCGGGTAGAACGTGAATGTGGTCTACGAGTTCGACTAGTGCTGTTGGTCCTTGTATGCGTAGTCTGTCTAGTTCGTCTGGGCTGAATCGTGTGAGTTCTTTGTCGTCTAAACCGAGGCTGCGTAATGCTTGTAGTGTCCCGCCGTCGTCAAGGTTTCCTAGTTCGTCTGCGCCGAATGTTCTTACTCTGGCGAGTTCTTCTTTGTGGATTCGCATAAGTTCGCCGACGATGCGTTTGTCTCCGCCTGCGTGTTCGGTGACAATTTCAAGGAATTTTGCGTAAAGTTGGTCGCCTGCTTCTTTGCGTGCGGCAACGTTTTCTTGGCTAAATACGTCCATTGCTTGACCCATGAAATTGTCGAAAGTTTCTGGGAGCGCTGTATGGATTCTTAATCCTCGTAAAAAGTCGGCATAGGTTTCTACGGATTTTGCCCTGTCTAAACCTGAGCCGTCGATAATTGCTCTTTCTGTCGGGATTTCTGTGAACCATCGGCTGTTGCGTAATGTGCGATATACGGGGATTCGTTCGCGGGCGAGTTCTCGTGCGGCGAATGTTGCACGTGTGCCTTTGATTGCCCCGATTTGTTTCGGGATTAGTACGTCTTCTGGGTTGGCTGATAATCGTGCCGCGGCTTCACCGATGATGGCTTTGATTTTTAGTGGGGAGTCTGCCTCTGCCAAACGTTTCGCTGTTTCTGGGTCGATTTTGCCGCGGAAATCTGACATGATTTTGTATGCGGCTTTGCCTCTTTCGATGGCTGCTTTTTCGTCGACTAGTCCGCGGTCGGCAATGTTTTTTGTTGCGGTGGCTGCGTGGTCCGCTAAACGTTCCGATAGTCGTACTGCTTTGCTGTTGCGTTCGAACCATGCGAAGTATTCTGATTCTCTGAATGAGATTGCTTCGGCTGAATCTAATCCGATTTCGCCGCGGGAGATTCGTGCCGCCGCTTCTGCGCCTTCGCGTGTAAGTGACGGGATTTTGTCCGTTTCTACTATGCCTCGTGCTACGAGTTGGTCTGCGACTTTTTGACTGACTGCCCGTGTGCCGATTAAACCTTTTACTTGCTGACCTGTTTTTGCTGCTTTGAATGCTTGACCTGCGACGATTGTTGGGTCGGCAAAAATGTTTACGGCGGCGTCGAAGAAACCTGATAGTAGCGAATATTCTTTTGTTCCTGGGGTAAACACGACGTTTGCTGCGCCGCGTCCGATTGTCCACGCATGGTTGTTGATTGTCCCACGGAACTCTCTTGCTCTTTGCGCTTGGGTTTCTGCGGCTTTTCCGCCGAAAAAGAAACCTTCACCTGATTCTTGACCTGACAGCATTGTGCCGAGTTGGGTTGATGAAAAGATTCCTGCTGAACCTGCTGGGTTGTTCGGTGAAAATATTTGTGATGCAACGTTTTGTGTCAGGTCTGGGGTAAGTTGTAATGCGGCAAAACCCCAACGTGTCGCAGATTTTACTTTGCTGTAAATGTTCCTATCGAACCAGCCTTTAGGGTCGGCTTTGTTCGGGTCGTTTTGTGTAGCGAGTTTGTTTGCTTCTATTTTTGCTACAGCGTCAATTGTTTGTTGTGATAGTCCTGGTTGTTTCGCCATGTCCAACAGGACACGTGGCGACACCCAACCGTTCTTTTTATAGAGTTCGGATACTTTCGCTGCTTGTTGCGGGGTTACTGTTGCTTGTATCTTTTTTTGTGCATCAATGTTTGCTTGTGCGTCTTTGTCGTTGTTTTCTTCGTCAACAGGGTCGAATGCGCTGAGTCCGCCTACCATTAGTAGCCTTCACGTAGGTACGAGTCCAACATGTCTGCGAGTTCTTCGCTTGGGTATGCGGCGTATAGTGCTCTAAGTTCGTCGAGTACGGGGTCGCCGTTGCGTACACCCGCATAGCCGCCCATCGGAGCCATTCTTCCTGGTCCGAATGGTGCGCCTGCTGTTACTGGTTCGTTCGGGCGTTCTGTCGGTCGGTCTAATGGTCCGAATTGTCCTGGGCGTTGACGTTCCACTTGTTGTGGTTGTGCGACCGCTGGCTGTGGTTGGGGAGCCATCGGTATTTGTTGTTGTGCCGCGATTTGTTTTCCTGCTTCACCGTAGGTTTGTCCTGGTGCTGCTTTTGCCGCAAGTTTTTTTGTTGGGTTCCGCAGGTCGGAACGGTTCGGGTATTGTTTTGCCATTAACTTAATCTCCCTGCGAGGCTAAGTACGCTGCCTGGTGTCCCTGGTTGTGCTGATGCTCCTGCTTGCGGACCGCCAAGCGATGCGAGTAGTCCTTCGATTCCTGCTGGTCTACCTGTTTGTGGTGCTTCTGCACCCATTCCTGGTATTGCTAATCCTGGTTGTGCTTCTGGTGCGCCTGCTGGGACTGCTGTTGCTTGGCGTTGTTGTGCGCGTTCGTTGGTTCGGCGTACCGCTTCGTAGAGTGGGACGTTTTCTTCCACGGTGAGTTTCGTGAGGTAGGCAAGGTCGTCTGGTTGGTATGGTCCGCTTGGGTCTGCCGCTTGTGCCTGGATGCTGGACAGGAGCGCGGCTTCCATTGATTCTGCTGTGATGCGGTCTTTTTCTAGTTCTGGGTCGGTGATTAGCGGGTCTGCTTCTCTTGCCGATTCTTTCGACATCAAACCCGTGCCGAGTCTTTGTCCGAGTCCTACGATGAGTCCGTTGACGTCTGCGCCCGATGACGGATAGTTGACGTAGTGGAAGTCTGTTTCCCAAACTTTGTTCGGTACGTAGTCTACTTTGCCTACGCTGTTTCTTCCCGCGATGAAGAACGATTTTTCTTTCGCGCCCCAATATGCTTTTTCGATTGCGATGGCAACTTTGTCTTCTTCCATCAGGGATGATGCGAAAATTGCTTGGGCTTCTTGTACTCGAAAATCGACGGTTGCCGACAGGATTGATTCGCCTCTGCGACCAGTACGTATGTTTGTGCCTGATTCGCCACCGAACTCCGCTGGAATAGCACCCTCTAAACGTTCTTGTCTTTCGAGTCTGTCCAAAGCGACATCGGTTTTGTAGCCTGGGTTTGTTTGCAGTTGTTGGATGTCTCCGCCTTTGACTACACCTAACTGTCCTGTTTTGCCTTCAGCCATCTGGATGATTTCTGGGTTCTCGCCTGGGCGTGCTACAAGGTATTCGTCTGGGAAGATGCCGCGCTCGATGGCGATTTCGGTGAGTGCTTGCAGGCGGGCGCGGGTGTAGTACATTCCCATTACGCCGTCGAATTGTCCGCGTGCGACGTCGAGTGAGATTCGTTTCGGGATGATTACCAGCGGCATGTTTGTTCTGTTGGGTATGCGTTCCAGTTCGATTACTTCGATGCCTGCTCGTTCCGTTGCCGTGAGGTTCGCGGAGTTTTCTGCACCCATCACGCAGATGACGCATTCTTCGGCGTCGACGTATTCCAGGATTTTGTATTGGGTGTCGAAACGGACTTTGCCCATGCGAAGTCTGCCCACTACTTTGTCGGCGTAGTTGTCCATCAGCCAGTTGTATGGTTTCATGTATGTGAAGATGCAGTCTTCTGGGATGAGGTCGTCTGGGTCGTCTGATGGCGCGGGGTAGGTGTCCAACGGGTTTCGTACCGACCATTTTGGTACGAGTGTTTTGAAATCTGGTTTGATGATTACTGGCGCTGACGAGTAGGCGAGTAGGTGGCGTGCGCGTCGACGCATTTTGATGTCCATTTTGTTCGTGTCCCAGATGGACAGCATCGCTTTGCGTCGGGTGCGTGATTGGTCTTTGCTGCGTTCGTTGCCTTCTTTGATTGGCGGGAAGAATGGCATCGGCATTGTTGATGCGACTCGCATCGATGTTTGGTCCAATCCTTGTACGAGCAGGTTCGCTACGTTTGTTCGTGCGTTGCGGTCCAGTTCTGATAGTGGTACGATTACGTCACCGTTTGCGAGGTCGCGGACTCGTCGCATTTGTGCGAGCACGGGTCCTTGTGTTTCTTCTCGTGAGTTGTATAGCGAAACTATTTGTTCTACGGTTTTCATCCGACACGCTTTCGATTTTTTTGACGCTTACCGTCCAATATACACTATTTCAGCAACCAACTTGGACGCCATTGGCGTGGCGGCAGTTTCATGTTCGTCAGGTTCGGCAGGTTGAGTACCGCCATCCATAATGCCATCACGATGTCTGTGCCGTTTTTTTTGTCGCGGGTCCATTTTGCGAGTTCGTCCGTGGCTGCCAACGTTTTCCAGTTCGCACGCATCGTTGGTAGACGCATCGCCCCTGAACGGAACAACGGTGGTAGCAGGGCTTCTACTCCCATGTTTTCGTCGAGTTTGTTTCGTGATGTGGTGTGCGGTAGGACGTTGACTCCGTGTAGTGCCTGCCATTTTCTTACGAAGTCGTGTGCCAAAAGGAATCTTTGTGCCGCGTTGATTTCGACTATCCAATGCGATATCGGGTAGCCGAGCGCCATCGACCTGTTTTGCCAGTCTTCCATGATGCCCGAGTATTCGCTGGTGGTGGTGTTGTATCCGAGGAGTTCTTCGGCGGTGAGTTTGACACGCTCAACATCAATAACGTAATACAGATTGGTTGTTGGTTGGTACAGTATCCAAACCAAAGCCCAGAACTGGGTGGGTGACGGGTCCACCGCGACTATCGAAATAACTGGCGGAACCAACCCAGACGGGATAGACCCGTGTTGGCGTTCACTATCAACACAGCCCTGATATAGAACACCGTCGGTTCCGACGCCGCCTGTTATCCAGGTGCGGTCTATCAAATATGTGTCGCCCGCCAAATCTTCTTGTTGATAAATTACCCTGAATTTTTCGGGGGAGTTGTATCGCAGGTACGATAAATCTTTCCACGATAACCGTTTAGGGTCAAGTAACGGTCCGTCAGGGTACGCGGGGGCGGAAGTTTTTCGTGAAGCAGGACCACTATCCAACTCTGGGTAGTATGCCTGATAAATAATGTGTTTATATTTCGATGACTTTGTGGGTTCTTTACTTGCAAAGTGTTCGGGCAAAGTAACATCCGTCCCATCGTAGTCTTCTTCTTCGACATCGTAAGTAACTTTCGCCAAACAATGCGCGTACAAGTCACCTGAACCGAGTCTTTGTCCGATTACCGCCAGCAAACCACCTGGGTCGCAACGCGCCTCAGCCATGCTGTCCCATCTTTCCAACAGTTTGTCACGGGCAACCGACTCCCGACAGTTCTCCGTGGATGCAACGTCGTCAAACAAACATAAATCTGCGCGATGACCGATAAACTCCGAATCAATACCATACGCCCTGACGGTTGGTTCTTTGTTGTCTAACCCGTTGCCGTCATATTGTTCGACAATGAACTCGTCCGCCCGCCATAATGCGCCTTTATCGGATGGTTTGAACCTGCCATAGTCAATAGAGAGGCATCCTTCGGCGTTGACAGCCAAACCTTTCTTCACTAACTCTGGGTCAGGCTGAATAGGTGCGGGTCTTTCAAGGGTTTCTCGGATGCGCCGCGAATACTGTTTAGCCATAGCCTGCGAAATGGAGCCAATCATCACACGAATAGCCCTATTACGGACAATTGCCCACACCGCCACATCATGAAACAGGGTTGATTTTCCTGCGCCTGGGGGCACATTTAAAACAACGAACTCTTTATCTTCCGCTTCCAACAACTCCACAAGTGTCACCGCTGCTTCCACCTGCCACGGCGAAGGGACACGCCCCAAATAGTATCTGCGAAAAAAATCGAAATCCTCTAAACCCCTTTTCGCCTCAACACACAACCTGTCCAACGGGACAGCGGGCGGCAAATCCGCTGCCGCACCCAAATCGTTATCCGCATCCCTCTGAACCCCGCCCTGGTCACGGACATGTTTCCTCACATCAAACTCGGCAGCCTCACGCTTCGCCTGAGCCAACTTCGATTTCTTCAACCACCTCGACCCAGTATTCACATGAATACCCGCGATACGGCAAGCATCCAAAATAGTTGAACCAGCCGCTATAGCCTGAAAAAACCTTGCCTTATCCGCTGGCGCAACATTACGGCGAGTACCCATCAAAAAAACATTACACCAAACAGTTGCAAACAAAAAACAATACTGCTAACATCAACAGCACACCCGTCGGGATGACGGCAAAAAAGCAATAAACACAAGGCTGTACACCACTTGCACGGTGCGGGGCAACAACACCAGGGAACTGGGGTAGACCCCTTTTCATCGAATCAGGGGAGCAGCGCAACT